AGGTACTCCGCGCCTGACCCACCACCATAAAACAAGCACTCTAATGTGGCATTGGTAGTCTGCCCGTAATCTGGCTCGATTCTGCGCCAGTATTTAGACTGACCGTCTAGCTGGGTGAAGTAGCGTTCATTAAGTGGTGGTTGTGGGCCATCTGCGGTGCTGCTTATTGCACTAGTCGCGTTAAAAGGAACGCCGCCGCAGTAGTGGTTAACATCGGTGCCTAACACCAACTGACCGCTGGCACTGAACGGAGCTGCACCCCCGCCGAAGCGAGTAGGTGTCCCTGATAACGTGACAGCTAGGCGTCCGTCTGCCGTGAACGGCAAACCTTGGTGGTAGTGGTCAATAACCCCATCAACAGCTACAGCGACACTACCGTCATTTTCATACGGTAAGCCGTTGGAGAAGTGGGTGGGGGCGCTAGTACCGTCTACATAAGATAGAGCGCCTAATTTCTGACCTCTAATGGTACTAGCTAATAGTTGAGACATTAAACTGTCGTCCAACCTGATGCTAGATCAGTTAGTGTGGCATTGCCCGCTGTAATAACAGTACCATCTAGTGCGGAGTCAGCCAGCTTTTCAGCGTAGGTAGGGAACGTGCCTGCCTGTATAGGTTGAGCGCCGACACCTGATGTACCGCCAGAACTAGGCCAGCTAGAAGTCGAAGTGTGCGCTAGGCCACCGATTGCTTGGCTGAACTGCGGGGTACGGGCAGCTTCATGCTGATCTTCAAGCGTGAACTGTTCGGGCGTACCGACTACAGCACCGCCGCCGCTATTAATACCGATGCCAGCGGCATTCAAGCCTGCGTTATTCACGCCGTTGTCAAAAGAGGCAGCAGGCACCTCGCCTTGACGGATAGTTTTTGCTAAACCGTCAACGTAATAGGTAGCTTCACCCATGTTAATTCTCCAAATTTAGATAAAAATCAGGGGGCATAAGCCCCCCTAGAACCCCTACGACAAGGTTTACTGGTGTGGGGCGATTAAGCCCCGCGTTAGTTTATGCGCCGTTGGCGTCATAGCGGCCAGAGAATTGACGACCTGAACAAGTCAAGTTACCTGCCCAACCAAGAATCTGCACTTCGGCATCTTGGTTAGTGGAGTAGCGACGATTAGGGGATAGGCTAACCATGTTACGGTCGGCGTGTGGGCGGTAATGCAGGTACTTAGTGTTCAAGAAGAACGCAGTACCAGCGGGAGCGCCTGAGCCAGTGTTACCGTTGTAGATACCACCATCCAAACACACATCAGCGTCCATGAACTTCATGGTAGCGAAGCCCGCATCAGCAGAGTTAGTGTTGGTGAAACGCTGCTGCGCCTGCAAAGACGAAATGTAAGCGTTCCAGACAGTAGTGTCTGTCATAATCAGGTCTGGACGGTCTTGACCGCGGACTAGTGAAGCCCATAGCTGGTTCCAGTAACCCTGAATCTTAGTAGGGTCAAGGCCATCGGCAGAGGTTTGATCGCTTACTGCGTTCTGCCAGAATGGGAAGGTAGCGCCGTCAATGCCGCCGTAAGGTGCCGCAGTAGGGTCAACAGGGAAGGCAGCTTCAAGGCCGTCAATCTGCTTACCGCCAGCAGCGGAGCCATCAGAGTAAAGACCGCCAGTGATTAAGTTAGCCATTGTAGCTTCGGCAACTTCTAGGCGGGCTTCCATCAAGTCGATCATGCGCTCACGACCAGAGTTTTGTAGCTGCTCTAGGCCAGAGATGATGACGGGTACGGCTGCTTGCTTAATGTCGAACTCGGCAGCAGAAATAACATCGCTCACGCCTACAGGCAACAGGTCATAACCTGAGTACCAGCCAGCGTTGGTGTTTTCGGCAAAGTTGAGTTCTTGCATGATCTTGTAACCGCCAGAAATGGTCTTAATGCGACCTTTCTGCTTGAGTTTCATCAAGAGGGCGTTGTTGTTGGTTACGTTATCAGCGATTTTGCGTGTACGACTTTCAATCGTAGTTGCGAGAATATCAGAAATACTCGAATTGGCAAAAGCCATAGTAAGTTCCTCTACAGCATTAGGCTGCATTAAAAAAGTTAAGTGTTTGTATTCAACCTAACCATTCTAAGGAATCTTATAGCGCGGTGCTACCGTGGCTGGCCGCAAGATATAGAAAAGTCCGTGTTACCCCCAATTTTATACCTTATTGGGGGTAACGCAAGCATTAAATGCTGTTCTGGGTATCCCAGCTAGCGGATATTGTGTCGCGCATTGACATGTTGCTGCCGCCGCCACCTGAACCGCCGCGAGTACCGTTTACACTGGACGCTGCTAGGCGTTTAGCCGCCATGCTGTTGTTGCTGCCTGTTAACTGCGCGTGTTTCTGGCGCTCTTGTATGACAGAGCTGATCTGCGGGTTAATAGCACACGCTTTATCGTAGGCTTGCTGCACTGACATTTGCTGGCCTCGTTTGGCGGCCATTTCAATCATGTCAGCCATGTCGTGACGCACATCGCCCAAGAACTCAGCAGTCTGCCCGAAATCTCGCACCTCAGTATTGGCTTGTTCTTGGCGCTGTTGCGCTTGCTGCTCTTGATAGGCGTTCTGCTGGCCCATCATAGCTTCAAACGGGGCCATGCGCTCGTTCAACTGCTGCTCAAACTGGTTGTTTTGCTGCATTTCCGCTGGCGGGGCTTGACCCACTATCGCGCTATCCAAGGTGTTAATGTCCACCCCGAAGTTGCTGATTAGGTCAGCCACGATCTGCGCTTTTTGGATAGGCGTACCCATACGGAGGTTAGCCACTGTGTCAAACAGGTTGGCGGTAGTCTCCATAGGGTTGTTGCCCATGACACCAGACAGCACTGCACCGTATTTATTGGCTAACTGGCCGAAATCTTCGTGCGTTTTACGCGCATCTGCGGTGGTTTGCAGCATGGTGTTAAGTTCTTTTTCACGCCCCATGACCTTATCTTGCAGGTGTCGCGGGATTTTAGACCAATCTTCACGCTCTTTCGGCCCCCAACCTACAGGTGCTTTAAGGCTGTCGCCGCTTACAGCAGAGGTATCTGCTGCAACCGCTTCATCCGTGGGCGCTGCCGCTTCGGGGGTGTCTGCACTTTCAGGCGCAGCTCCATCGTCAAGGGAGAGGGTTGATTCTTCGGGCGTATCAATGCTCTCGGTATCCAGTGAACTTTCGGACTCCAACCCATCACTGATTACCTCTTGAGGTGTTTCATCAAAGTTTTCATCGTCAGCACCGTCTAGTGCCGCGTTTAAATCATCGCGCATACTGCTCATAATATTCTCGCCGTAGGTTAGTTAATTAAAAGTGCTGCTGATATGGTATTCATCCAGAAGATACCCAGCTAACATGAGGAAGATAACACCTAAATATTCCATAATATTTTCGCCGTAGGTTAGTTAATTAAATTACGCCTGAATTTTTTAACTTGATTATTTCGTCTACCTCAAGTCCCGATTCTTTCAGTGCCTGTATTTGCTTAATACTTAGCTTTTCATCTTGGTTGGCATCTGGCTGATTTGTCGGATTAGTACATGTACCAATAAATTCCCCGCCAATATCGCTAACATTGCCGTTACTGTCTACATCAAATATCTTTTTCATACTATTCTCGCCGTAGGTTAAGAGTGTCGGTTTATTGCATGGTTAATATCAGTTCGGCGGGTTTCTTTCAAGTGCCGATTGCCTTTGTCCACGCGCTCATGTGCGCGGCCCTTAATGTAGCCTTCCGAATAGTCGCTGGCATTCGTGACGCCGTGACGCTTATTGTGGGTGGCTAATTCTCTTCGGGTAGTGATGACACTGCCGTCAATCGGGGACTTGAAGGCGCTTATTTCACGCCTTACGGTGGGTGCGTTTACACGCTCCTGATCTTCGATTGAATGCCTCTCGACCATCTTTTTAGTTGTGGAGCAATACACCCACACCCCGCCTTTGACTTTTTCAGGGGCGGTGGCGGTAGCGTTAAACGCCGCCGCCGAGGGGACTTTCACCCCTTTCCCCCCGTGAGTCTTGTTTTCTGCATTACCCATCGCTGTCGCCTTTTGGTGTCGTAGGGGTTTTAGCTGCTGCTTCTTTGATCTTGGCCGAAGCATTAGCGGCTATCTCAGTTATCTTGAGGGTGGTCTTGGCCTGCTCACCTTCCATGTTGATATTATGTTCTAGCACGTCTTTCTGCATTTCACCTTGGACGGTAGCCTGCGTCTGCTCAATGTTGGATTGGGCTTGTGCCTGCTCCACAACAAGGTCTGCCTGCATCTTGACCTGAGTTTCCGCAACTTTAGCCTGCAAGTTCGCATTGATCTCTGCCATTTTCATCTGGTGTTGAGCTGTGGCCGTCTGAATATCAGCTTGCATATCCTCTTGGCGAGCCTGACTTGTGGCCTGCGCTTTAGCCTGCACTTCTTGTAGCTTGGCCTCGTTCTTCTGAGCGTCTAGCTGCTGTGCGGCCTGTGCTGCCATTGCTGCTGGGTCTTGCTCAGGTTCAGCGTTCTTTTCAGCTTCTTGGCTGGCCTCGATAGCCTTATCAATGACGCCTTCAATCTCGCTAGAGCCTTTGAAACCTGCTAGTCCCCACTGCAATAGCTGCAATACGAACGGTTTGGCCGATGGGTCGCTCTCGATGATACTGCCTGCGCTCTGGAAGTAGGTGGCTACCGCGTTCATGTACTCGGTTCGTTCAGACTTGAGGGCTTGGTGGTCGATCATCGCCACGGATTCAGGGCGAATATCTACGCGAATACGCGCCGATTCTGGCTGCTTTAACAGCTCAATCGCCTGCGGTACTAGCTCTGCATCGACACTAAACTCCATATTAGCGCGTTTGTAGATGGTTTCAGGCGAGAAGTGACGGCAAATCACCTCTGCCTTGATCTGCATTAGATCACCCGCGAACCGCGCAAACTGCTCTTGCAGGGCTTGAATGCGTACTGAGCCGAACTTAGTCTTGGTTTCGGTCTGTCCTACGCCTTCATACTGGTTATCCAGCGAACCGCGCATCACATCTGACATACCTGTGGTCTGCTGTAGCAGCGCAATGGTCTGGTCACGCACACCGATTAGTTGCTGTAGCGCACCGACCACATCAGATAGGGGTAGCCACTCGATTTGACCTTGAAGACCGCCGTTTTCACCGAATAAAGCCCAATTCTCGACAGGGATAAGGGTGTTATCGCCGCTGGCGTCGAACATCGTGCTTAAATTACTGGCTGCTGAGTTGTAGACGCCCACTAGGCGTACCGCTTCGGTGATTACCGCGATACGGGTCTGTAGGGTGTCTACCTCGTTGTACAAATCCTGCGCTAAGACGAAATCAGGCGTAGGTGCGTACAGGCTAGTGGTGACGTTGGCGATAAAGAACGGAGGTACAGGCCAAAAACCCGACAGACCAAGAATATCGTCTTTTTCTTCGATTTGTTTGTCATAACCAAGGATTATCCAGTGAACTTTGCGGGTTTCTTTGCACCAGACTTCCCATACTTCGGCTTTCATCCAAGCTGAGTCAGTGTCGTGGTCTTCCTCGCCCTCGTTAGAGGTCGATTTAGTCTGCTTTTTGAGTTTTGCGTTGTCTGCTACTTCATCGCCCCAGCGTTCACGAAGTTCGTCTTTGGTCATGTAGCTGCGGAACGCTATCCAAGGCATACCTGCCCAGTTGCGGCACCAGCCCCATAGCACGTCACCCCAGTAGTAATAGTCTACGGGTGCATCCTCGCTTATCAGTTTCTCTTCCATGAGTGGCTGGCCTGCCGCGTCCTGCATTGGTTGACCAGTTTCGGGGTTTTGCACCTGTATCTCTTCGCTTTCCATTGTGTAGCGCACTTTAGCGCACCCAAGGCCAGTGAGAAGGCGGTCTTGCAACACGGAACGGAACACAGCATCAACTTCTGAGCCGTTTTCTGCGATGTCCATGTTGAGCATTCTATCCATCATTTCAGCAGCTACGCGGCCCACGTCATCGTTAGGCTGGGCATAGCGGCGCGACACATCAATCTTGGGGGTGTTGCCGTAGAGCATATCCCCCAAAGTTTTAGTGTTGGAGTGGAACAGGTTTAGGTTAAACCCACTGCTGTTCTCATCGCGGGCGTGTGAGGTGCCTTTGCCGATGTAGCGGTTGACGATCTTATCGGCAGTTTTCCACCACTTCTCGCGCGCTTTAATCGAGTTACCAAGCTCCTCGGCCCAATACTTGTATTGGCTCGCTGGCGTGTCTTCTTTATCGGGCGTACTTTCTAGGTTTTCACCAGTGGAGTTTTCGTAGCTCATTAAATTTACCTTTAGCGGGGTTAGATACGCCGACCTTTAAAACCGTTACGGTTCATGGAGTTCTCACGTTCCGAGAATAGCCTGTTCATGCTGTACTCTCGGCCTTTAGCCAGAGCGTTGTTAATACTTTCATGCGGTTCGGGCGCTGGCAAATAATCTTTGTTCGCCATGATAGCCATGTATCGGAAGGCATCAGCCGCGTCACTTGAGTAGTCGTGAAGAGGCGTCTTCATAAAGCATTGGTTCACGTCATCCCACTTCTTGCGATACACGCGCAGACATTCTACACCGTAATAGCACCGATCATAGTCGAAATGTGTGAATTTTAGTAGTTGCCTAGCGGCCTCTATGCCGTCCTCAACGCTTAATTTAGGCACTATGTTCAGTTGTGTCTCTCTATCCGCAAAACCGTCTATGAAGTGCTCAATGGCGCTCTTTTTTGTCGCAAAAGTCTTAGCTTTTGCGTCATGCGGGAGGTGTACCCGCGAATAGTCGTAGGGCTTCGCTTTTAGGAGGTCTATGTAATGCTCGGCCTGCTCACCATTGTTGGTGTAGAAGTCGATCACCTGTATGCCGTGGGGTGTCTCTTGCCAGAACCACGCCACGGTGTTGTCGCCTCGACCAATATCGAAGGCCACCTGTACTTTAAGATCAGGCTGCCAATCGACCTCAGTGTTGATCTGCCCTAGTTGTTCTATCTCGTTAACTATCGAGGCGTAATAGGTTCCGACCAATTCAGCCGAGAAGTTGTTGCAGAACTCTTGCTCGAACTTAGGGCCACTGACCGCATTCTTAATGCGCTCTATTTCTTCTGGCTCGATTATCCCTGAGTCATAGACCTTAATATCTGAGTGATACCACTCTGGGTCTTCTTTGGACTTCTCGTAGTAGTCGTAGAACTGGTTTAGCCGCCCGTAAGCAGTGCCGATGATGACCAACCACCCTTTTCGATCTAGTAGGCAGGGTTGGATTACGGCGTCTAGGAGGTCTTGACGACACTGCGCAAACTCGTCC